TGGATTTATTGAAATTATTCAATCCCCTCCTATTTGCACTCTCCCTGATTATTTCCCTTAGCATTTCACTTATTGAGCGTCCTTCATAGTTAGCCATGATGTTTAGGGCGCTCTTTTCATTCTTAGTTAGTCGGCAATTTAATATAAGTATTACTGACCATCTACTTCATCACCATACGTTAATATCATTTCTTCAAGCATGGGTATGACATGAGCAGGTACAGCATGCCCCGCTTCCATATGCTTCTGTAAATGATGTATCATATCGCTATATTTGTCATAGGTAGGCGAGCGTCCTTCGGTTAGTCTACAACCACAGCATTCAATTCCGCCGTAGACGCTTTCAAATACATAGACATCGCTTTTGGGAATTTTAATTCCGTACAGCTCCCAGTCCTTGTTTGAAAATCTACAGTAACTCATTCTTAATTCCTATTCTCGTTTTTTACTATCCATATACCCAGCTTAGCCAGCAGCTCCAGCGACCCATCTTGTAGCGTCAACTTCATAGTGATTGGTCCTTCCACATTTACCTCACTATCCTAAATTCCCTTGTGGAATCTTTGAATTTATACAGCAATAGTTTCCACTTCAGCCGAAAAACAGGGGGCTCAAATCCTTTTACATCTTCGAAAATTTTCACTCCGTCCTGGATATAGCTGAAGTCTGCCTCATATATGATAGATCGAACAATTTTTCCCCGATATTTGAACGCAGGTTGCAGCAAGATAATCGGATGAACTTCGAGCGTATTGATATCTTGCATCTTCTCCATTAACTTCAGCTCGGAATAACGCTGACTTTCACGAATGGAGTCAAATACATATCCATCAATCGTAACGCGACGGGAATTATATTTATTTGCCATAGCGTTCCTCGTAACATTTCTCACATAAGTACGGACTGTTCCAGGTGATAGCAATATTATTTCCATCGGTATACTGACAAATTTTATCTTCTGGAATTGCTTTATTACACTTCTCGCATTTTCCATGATATTTGCGGGGATGATCATATTTTCTAGGCATTCTATAATGCTGACCCATATATCCTTTCTTCATACTCAATGACCAGATCAGATAAAATTTCTAATTCGTATTCTTCATCGCTCCCGTCGCCTTCAACAACGGTATTCACCAGTGTGTCAATTCTACGCAATAACGCCTCATACATCGCGGAAGATTTTATTTTAGTCATCTTTTCTTTTTCGTTCATAGTTCCTCCTTCAGCGGCTCAATTAATTGCAACCGTGCACATCTAGCTTTGCCGTCTGTGTTGTAGGGTACTACCACGTCAGCTAAGTCTTCCCACAATATACGGCATTTCCAGATCGATATTTCATCCTCCTCAAAATTTTTCTTGATCCAGTCGAGGGTCGCAAAATTAACCCCGCTGCCGCAATCTACCGTTCGAGATGGGTTTACTACCTCCTCAAGAAATGACAATGGTTTAATATCCCAATATGTCGGCAGCGGTTGATAAGTATTTCCGATAGCCTTATAAACGATGATCCCTTTTCTATCTTTTTCGAATTGAGAGAGATAATCTTTCGCCGTGGCAATGCCCTTTGCACCGCTCAGGTCGCTATTGATCAGGTTGCAGCCGTGCAAATTGCTGTTGCTCAAATCGCTGTGGCTCAAATCGCTATTGATCAAATCGCTGTAGCTCAAATCGCTGTGGCTCAAAATGCTGTTGCTCAGGTCTCTGTGGCTCAAATCGCAGCCGTGCAAATCGCTGTTGCTCAAATTGCTGTAGCGCAAATTGCAGCCGTGCAAATCGCTGCCGCGCAAAACAGCTTTCTTTCCCCCTGGTTCATTGTTCAACCATTTAGCGTGTTTTTCTAATATCTCTGCTATCTCTTTTTCGTTCATAGTTCCTCCTTCTTTGATATTTTTGGATAATTGCTAGCTTTTAATGTGCCCAGCATATCTTCCCTGTGTATACTTTTTGTAGTCCTCATTCGGTCCACGCTTTTGGGATGTGCGCTTAGACATTTCTACGATTGCCGGATTTACCACGGACCGCAGCCCTATGATCGGGTAATTGTTCGCACGCACATAGTAGATACCGCCAATAAGGTCAGTTGTTCGCACTCCTGCCTGGATCATACGATCCAGGGCGTCCTCGTCCTCCTTTCGCAGCTTCTTGTTCTTCATGGGGATAGCTGTTTCTTTTGAAAAAGTCGTCAGCAGTTGTTCCCGAAGTTGTTCCCGAAGGGATGGGTTGTCGCCGTCGTTGTTCTTTTCTACATCTACATCTACATCTTTATCTACATCTACATCTACATCTATATCTATATCTTTATCTACATCTACATCTACGACCGAATCGTTGCATTTACGTTCTATATCCGTTTCATAGTAGTTTAATTTACGTTGCCTTTCGCGCCATCTTTGGGACCGTTCTGCGTCGGTCATAGCGCCCTGTCGTTTCTGCCACTGAGTAATGTAGTAAATTCCTTCTTCATTTTTTGAAATAATTCCAGATTTTTCGATAACATCAAGATCGTCCTGTATTCCTTCTGGAAATCTCAATCGAAATTCAATATCTTCTAGGGGTGGTAGCAGTCCATCTTGCTCATAATCACCAGCCAGCAAGAAAAGTTCGATGACTCTGCGGTACTGACGATCTGTAAGCCGTCCCATTTTTGGATCATCCAATATTTCGTGATAGAGTTTTATCCAATAGTTTGATGCCATGTTTCTACCCCAATAAATTTGTCTGTATGTATTGTTCTCTGACCTGTTCCGCCTCAAAGTCGGAGATTTCAGAGACATTCACACCCTTATCCATCGCCCGGATTGTTTTCAGTAGTGTAAAAGCGTGTGATCCATAGCGCGCACGGAAGTGCTGATATTCTTCTTCTGTTCGCGCGATGAATAATCCGGCGCCGTCCTCAAGATCGATCAATCTCTTGCCTTCGTTCCTGATTTTTTCGGCAGCCAGGCGAATACCGCGCTCGTCAATATCAACATGAAAATTGTCTGCAAATGATTTGATGATCCACTCTCTTGACACTGCATTTTCATGTCCAATTGCATTTTTTACCATGTCATAGAGTAATTCCGGTATGGATTTAGGAACATTTCTTCCAACGATGTAGCGAATTTTCATTCTTCACCCTCTATTTCTACCTCACTTATTTCATTTTCAAAATACAGGCGATAGTGCTTTCCATATTTCACTTCCCACTTCGGATTATTGCCTTCAATGTCCGTGGTTTTTGCTATTAGTATGCCACGACCGTCTTTAGTCATGACTGGTCGGATTTCTTTATTGGTCGGATCAAAAGGAGTCATGTTGATTCACCTTGCACATATTCTCTATAAACCTTCCTGGCTATTTTTTCTCCGAATTCTTCCTTGAGTTTGTAATAAATCCAGCCGCGCTTGAAATCATTTTGCTCTCGTTCATCAATTAATTTTTTAAGACGGTTACCAGCCCTTACTATTAATTCTTGATCGTCCATTTATTCCTCCATATTCTCCCTTTCGGTGGCGAGGGGGTCAGTCTCGCCACCATTGCAAAGAGGAGAAAAGATGCTCCGGTTTTAGAAATAGATGCCTGCCATTTTTTCGTACAGTTGAACAACACTGATCTCAATGATCTTTGGATTCATTTATCTTCCTCAGTGCCCATACCAAGCGCAGATACGCACTTGCCAATCGTTTATAGACCAAGACATCGTCTGCGCGAATATAACTTTCATTATAGCGCTGCCGAAGAGTGTAAGCATCTTTTTCAAGCGATTTATCTTTTATTATTTCTTGGATAATTGTTTCAGCGTCGTTCATTTTTTTCTCCTCTTTCTCCATTTTGGCGCGGACCAGCTAAAAGCCTGGTCTTTTTTGTCAATCATCGTTCGTTCTCGAATAGTTCTTTCTGTCTGTTTTGTTTGCGGGCATAGATCAATAATGATTGAGCTTCTTTTGCGGCCATCTGATCCGGGATCCACTGCCCATCACTATCCTTTGTTGGTTTTAACCAGTCAAGGATAGCGAGCACATAATTATCTGGGACTTTTTTGGAAGAAGATTCTCCAGAGATAAATTGCAGCAATATGCTCGTCTCATGGCGTTTTATATAAGCATCTCCAGCGAAGCAAATGTCGAGAGTATAGACTAGAAGTCCTCGTTGAGCTTTACTGGCCGTTTTTCCAACATACTTATTCGCGCGTTCTGTGATTCTATCAATCACGGTTTGTGGATCATATGGCCGGATATTTCCCTTTGGTTTTGGTTTCTGTACTTCTTCTTGGTTTTCGTCCTGA